AAAAGCTATTGGTCACAGGTAAACGATATTGAGCAATTAAACTGTAAATTGAACAATTGCCAATCTATTATTGTTTTATGTGCAGAAAGAACGCTTGGTGAGGAATCAGGAGCATTGTGGGCTGCTGCTGATATGCTGACAGAAATAGAAACAAAGTTAGATGAAAGCGTTTACGAATTGCTAAATATTTACAGAAAAACAAAACCTGTAAAAAGTAGAGTTAAATGATTAGATGGTCAGGGACTGTACTGTGTTTGATAGGTATAGCCCTGACTAGTCTCAATATATACCCTTTAAACCTCTTATTTGGGCTTGTAGGCAGTTTTCTGTGGACAGTCCAAGGCTACCTATACAGGGACAATGCTTTGCTCTTGGTGGAGCTTGTAGCAGTTATTATTTATCTAGCAGGAATAGTTAGTCTATTTATATATTGACTAAAATTTCATGCACTTTTGTAAAGAATATGAAACATTTTGTAAAGTTATTGGAAGGTGATTGTAAAGTTAAACAGTCCAAATCTTTCCACGGAAAGTAACTTCACCTTTTTCTTCATTCCAAACTTGCACCAATTCAGGTGGTAATAGCTTGCCATCAACAAAAGTCAATACTGCAAAGCCTGAACGCCAGTCTTTAGGGTTATCTTCGGTATAGTCAGAGAACTGGTCACCCATTGGATTGGCTAAGCAACCTGTTTGAACTCCATAACGAGTGCCTTTGTAGTCTGTGAATGGTTCTACCTTTAACTGGTGAGTGTGGCCTGTAATGATAGAAGTGCCAGCAAAGGTTGTATTGTTTGACCCAGCGTAACGACCACCTTTCCACCTGTGTTTAATCACAGTATCCTCATTTACCCAAAATGACCAACAAGGTTGCCATAGCGGAAAATGGTCTTTAAGGGTAAACCCTTGCACACCTTCATATTGAGGAGCTTGGGCAGCTAAAAAGTTTTCAAAGCGAGCATCGTGATTGCCAAGAGTCCAAATAAGATTAGATTTATGAGTTGATGCTTCTTCAATAGCAGTTAAATGGTCTTGAACCGCTTTAAGTTCTTCAATGACTGAAGGTTTAGAATCCCATCCAATTCTAGGGTGTCTGCTAATTGATGCACCATCAAAAGCATCACCGTTATTAACAATTACTTCAGGTTTGTGAGCTTTAATAAAAGTCAGCAATGCTCTAAAAGCTGTGCTGTAATCATCAGGATAAAAATGAGCATCAGAAAAAACAACGACTGTTCCATTTTCAATAACTGTTCCTCTGCGGACAGAGTGCCTAGTTTCTTCTAATCTTTCTATTAGTTTTTGCCTTGCAGATTCTCTATCAAAATGTACAGTTTTTTTACTAGGATTGTTGGTTGCTAAAGTAATGTTGTATTTACCTTCAAGAAAGTTTCTTCTTCTCATGACATTTCTAACATCAATGCCTAGAGCTTTAGCTACTCCAGTCGGTGACTCTATTTGCTTCCATAGCTCAATAAATTCTTCATCACTACATGGTTTTTGTCGCATTAAAGTTCCTTGGGGTCAAATCCTAAAGTAATAGCAATTTTGTGGGATAGCTCGTTAAAGTTAGCATCGTGTTTATCCCAATTCTTGCAACCCTTTAGGTATAACCTCATGTGAATAATCTCATGGGCTACGGTTTTAACAACAGTATCTAAATGCCCATTTTTAGCTTCAGAGATTCTAATAACATGGGGTTCAGGTTCGTACTCACCCAAGCAAGTAGGGTCTTTGTGTACTTCAAACCCCACTTGTTTAGATGGTGGTAAATTCCACCGACTGAATGGTGGCAGACAAATCAACATCTCATATACTGCTTGAACAGTTTGTGGAGTGACTAATTTCATCCGCCTAGTATCCTAATGAATTATGACAAAATTATGTTTTAAATTTTTTGATATTCTTCAGCAGTCAAAATTCCTGATACATATTTATTTTGTGGCTTAAAAATAGTTAAAAATTGATTACGCATTTCAGGTGCAAACGATATATGCACCCAACGACCAAATTCATGAATTACTTGGTCTACTTGAATCTGTGAATCTTTCAGGGCTTTAGCCACCCTATAGGGGTCACCAAAACTAGGGCAAGTAAAGTCTACAGCCCAGCCATCCATGTGGCTTGATTTAGCAGAACCACCAACGGCCACATTGACTTCAGGCAAGCGCAGCCATGAGTTGATGCGAATAGGTTTGCCACCCAATAAATCCCTGATTCTTTCCATGTTACGCGCAACTGTAATCATGTTTTCAAGCTGTTTATCGTCAGGCTGGTTGTTGATGCCTAAACGAATGGCTGTTTCAGAGTATGTGGCTTCTTCTAAACTGAAATTAGGACTTAGATTCATTTTTTAAGATTTGCCATAATGCGAGTGCCAAATAAAAATCCAAAAGCAATATTAGCGGCTTCAACACCAATTCTTTGAATTTCAGGTGCTACTGGTAAATATAACGAGCCAATACCAACAACAATTACAAATAACGCCCCTAAATAGCGACTGGAAGCCCTTAAATCAATTACCCATTGACTAGGTGTACCGTAAGGGTTATCTAATGATGCAAGAGCCTGTAACCTCTGTATTTCGCTTTGGTTTAATTTAATCTGTTCGTCAATAGAAATAGGTTTAACGCTACCTACAGCCATACCAATAAGACTTTTAATTCCTTCAATACCAACAGGAACTAAAGCACCAACGATTGTTTCTAAAATCATTTAAAGTGTCCGTTACCAGCTAACCAAGTAACAAGGGCAAGAACCCCTATACCAATGACATAAAAGGCTTTCTTTACAACGCCTTTTCCGACAGAGATATATACATTTTCTATAACTCTCTCAGTTACTCGCTCAACAATATGCTCAATTTGCTCATCAGTAAGGGGTAAGTTTTTATCAGACATATCAGCCTACATTGTTAATCATTGATGCTGTGATGCGTGATGCACTTTCTACATAGTAAACAAGCACATCAACAGCGTTAGCAGTCGTTGTTAAAGTAGGTGCAGTTGCACCAGCGAATTTCCAATTAGAACCATAAGCCAAGGTGCGTGAACCTGTAGCATCTTGAGTGATAACAATTACGCCTGATTGACCAGCCACAATGTTTGTAGGGTTAGCCAAAGTAGCGTTTGTGGCCAATGTCAAGCTAAAGTTGTTTGAATCAGCTAAGTTAGTATTAACAGTTGCACCGCTTGTAAGAGCAGTTACTTCACCACGCTGACCAGCATTAAATGTCTGTACATTGTTAATACCAGCGTAATCTGTGCCAGCCGTAGCTGCTGAAATAGAGCCAGCACCAGCACCTTTAAGAATACCAACAGCAGTAATTTCTGATTGTTTGCCAGCAACACCAGCAGCAATAGCTGTGTCCATCTGACCTTTAGAAACACCGTCAGTTGTTATTGTTCCATCAGCCAAACCAGTAATTTTGTTAGTACCCATTTTAAGGTTGCCAGTCATAGTCGTTTGACCATCGGCTGCTACTGAATCAGTTAAGGCGTTAGCCAAATCTGTCATAGTTGTATTTGCCCATGTAGAAGCAATACTTGTGCCTGTGACTACTGGATTACCAGCTGGTAGGGTATATGTACCTGAACCGTTGCGTGACATTATTTACTCTCCCTGATTAAATCTGCGCAGAATCTCTGCAATACGGTCATTGTTTGATATTGGGTTTGCCGATGGTCTTGAAAAATCCACTTGTTGCCCAGCATTTGGGTTTGCTCTCATAGCATCAGCCAGCTTTTCAATCTGTGTTTTACGCATATTTGTTGCGCCCATTCTTGCGCCACTTGCAGCAACCACTAACGGAATGCCAACTGTTGGTTCAGCGGCCATTGCACCACCACCAAAAATACCAGTTACAGCATTTGTAGGTGCAAACTTGCCAATAAACTTCAGTGCGTTTTGTATGTTGCCGCCTTTAGCAGCTTCTGTAATTATTTCTTTTTCAGCTTCAGTAAACATGCGCATGCGCTTTGGGTTTTTAGCCAAAGAATCTAACTGATTAGATAAAGACTTTTCAATGCCGATGTTTTTAGCATCAATTTCAGCGCGCTTCATCATTTCTGTGAAGATTTGTGATTTGCCAAGGCGCGTGTAAGCCATTTGGCCTTCTTTCCATGCGCGCAAACCTTCTTTTGAACCACCAGTAAGGTTTTCTTTTGGCATTGTGGCCAAGTATTCGTCAAATCTGTGTTTTAACTCTGTGCCAAGCATTGATTCTTTTTTATTGTCGCTACTTTGAGCAGCTTTCATAAACTCACGAATAGTTTTTAGCTCTGCCAAATCTTTTGGCATCTTTGGATTCGTTAAAGTTTCAATAGCAACCGCTACTGTAGGGTGCAACCTTGGGTCGTATCCTAACTCTCGCAAATCAGCGACTAATTCTTGAGTTTCAGTAACAAATTTATTTGTATCAATCTCAACGCCTTCTTTTTTAGCTCGTTGAAATGCACTGTCAGCAATGTTTGACAATGCTTGCTCAGAAGGTGTGTATTTTTTTGGTTCAGGGGTGATTTTCTGTCTAAGAATTTCACCACCTCTTTGCACCATTTCAGCACCCTTTTGTACCATTGGGTTTTGAACAATAGGTGCAGCTACTTCTTGGCCCATTGCTTTGGCATAAGAAGGTATTACTTGTGAGCTTTGTACAGTTCCTCTGGCCAACTGACCAGTAGAAGGCACATAAGCTGGAATCTTGGCAGTTTCTAATGCGCCACCCAAATTTTCTACAATATCTTGGCTAACTGGCGATGTAGGTTGATAAGTAAATCGCTGGGCTAACTCTGGGCGGTCTACACGCTGATTTGTACCCTGACGGATGTTTTCTGCAATACCAGCACCAACACCAATAAATGGTGCTACAGCTGCTGAACCAATCGTTGCTGGCACTTCCAAGAACGCTTTGGCATAGTCACCTACGGTTCTGCGCTGTTGTGGCGGTTGTGGATTAACAGCGTTTGGGCGCGTACCTACCACAGTAGGTACATCAGAATTAATAATGTTACCTCTGTTTGTGGCAGAAATCCCTAGATAAGCATCTGGGTTAAAGCCCTCAGCAGTCTGAGTTTGTAGATATTTATCTGGGTCAAATGCCATTATTTAAGTCCCAATCTTCTCATGATTTGTGATGCTCTTGGGTCGTTAGGGTTTTTTGTTGCCCAGTCGTAAGCTTCACGGTCTGCGCCACTTAATGAATCAACAACTGATTTTGTAAGTTCAATCTTAGTAACGCCAGTTGGTCCTTTAGCTGATTCAGGAATCTGGTCAAAGCGCGTGTTCCACTTTTGAGCCAATCCTCTAGCTACGCGTTCTTCAATATCAAGCTGTTGTTTCAAAGCATCTTTGCTGTAAACAATGTTTCCAAGCTTAGATTTCTCCAAGAACTCTCTATCTTTGTCAGTAAAGCCGTTACCAGCACCCAAGCCAGACTCTTTAACTGAATCCAATGTGGCTTGCGCTCTAGCTGCAAACAATCTTTGTGTGTTTGAAATCTTTTCAGCTGTATCTTTACCAGTAATACCAAACGCATCGGCAGCACGAGCCAAATCAAGCTTCTGATTAGCGCCAAAGCCAACATAAAGCTTGTCGTTATCAAGCAATTTTCTTGTTTCTTTGACTGTTTCAAGCATTTGTGGCGCTCTTGATGCAGAGTCATAAAGTTTGACATCGTTACCAGCCAAACCTTGACCAAACGCTTGGCCGTAAGACTTCTCTGTATTAACAACTGTACTGCTTGCACCTGAACGCTTAAATTCGTTAGCTTTTCTTTCAATGTTTAATAAATCTTGCTGAGTCCATTGTTCTCTTGGCTTTTTATCCAACCCCAAGAAAATAACAGCACCTTGAACATCTGGTGGTAACTTGCTAACACCTTGACCAATAACTTCAAGTTTATTAGTTGTTGGGTTAAACACTTGTAAAGTTTCATCTGGCCCAAATTTTTGTGGTTTGAGCATTTCATAAGCTTGACCACTGACTTGTGGAAACCTAGATTGCAATGCAAATCTGTAAGCTTCGGCTGGATTGGCGGCCGTTGCCTTTCTTTGGCCTTGAACCAAAGTTGGGTTGCCTTCATCATCAACCAATGTTTGACCTTGTGGCAAGTTTTGAGGAGTTGCCAAAATTTGTTCTTGACTTGGAGTGCCATATCTAAGCTCATTAAATCTAAGCAAATCTTCAGTAGTTCCCTTGCGGATTAACTCTGCTAATTGAGCTTGCTTAGTGTCGGCTTCTTTTGCCAATTGACGGCCTTTGTAGGCTGAATAAACATTAGCAATACCTTCAAGCGGATGTGATGGCACATAACGGCCACTCACCATTTGACCTTGCAAATTACCTTGCAAGCCTTGTTGCAATAAAAGCTTTGATAACTCTCTTTGGCGAGTAATGTCCTGAATTTCTGGTTCAAAACCAGTTGGGGTCATTGGTTGATTGACAGCCATTACATACCTCTTTCTTGCATAGCTAACATACGAGATTGCTCAGAATATGGGTCTGTGCCGTATTGGTCTGCTGTAGAAACTTGCTGCCAAGGTGAATAAGCATTAATTGTTTCACCCATATTTCTTAAGGCGCTAGCCATTTCTTTTGGGTTGTACTGTTGGTCAGCTGGCAATAAAGCCTGACCAGCAAGCTGGCTTCCTTGATTTAACAAACCTTGTTGATTTTGCTGTTGAGCAGCAATATTTTGGAATACTGGAGCAGTATTTTGCTGGTCCATAGCCATTGGGTAATATTTTTGATATTGGTTATATGTATTCATGATTAAGACATCCCAGCGCTACCAAGTTTAAAAAAGCCACTCATCAAAGCATTTTGATAAGCGTTTTGTGCGTTTGTGTTTGCAATATTAGCGTTACCAGTTGCTTGAGCAGCGCTCATGTAATCAGCGCCAGCAGTTGTAGCTTGTTGTGGTGCGCTTACATAGAATGAGTTAGGTGTCGTAACTTGTGAACCAGAACGAACAGCGTTAAGCGTGTTAATTGGTTCATTACGCATATAAGCTTGTTCTTGAAAGCCTTGGCCGCGAGCTTGCATACCTGTTTGCATGCCGCCAGTAATAGCTCCAACCAATCTATCGTTTTGACGAGCATCAAACGACCTTCTAGCGTTTTCGTAAGCTTCTGAGCCTACAGGAATACCTTGGTTAGCCATTTGTGCATCAAAAGACTTTTGTTCTTGAGCCAATGTTGGCTGAAGTCTGCGCATAATCGCATCTTCGTATTTCTCACCAGCATTGATGCCTGTTTGTGGCAACATTGAAGTGCTGAATGGCTTGTCAATCATGTTGCTGACATAACCAAGACCTTTATTTTGCAAAGCGCCTAAACCTTTAGAGCTAGCAATATCGTAGTTGTACAGTTCTTGCTGGTCTGGGCTTAAAGCAGTAGTAGCAGTCCAAGTAGGATTGCCGTATGGGTCTTTACCTGTAACTGCGTAATTTAATGAGCCGTATGGGGTAACTTGATTTACACGGTTAGCTGCCGTGGCTGCTCTTGCAGCATCTAAGTTGCCTGAAGCAGTCGCTTGCGCTGCGCCTGTGTAATCAGGTATTGCAGCCTGTGTAGGACTGCCAAATAACATATCTGATACACCACCTAATAAACCGCCACCACCGCCCATATTAATCTCCTAGTTTCTTGCGTAATGAGCAACGAAGATTTAGCCATTTGCAATCTTCTTTTCTCATCGCCATTAAAAGTAAATCCCCATTTTCGTGAGCATCTTCAATTAACGCTTTATCTTGGAAACCAAGGTGTCGGTTTAGTTTTATGGCTTCTTCATTTGAAGCTTCCATAGTCGCTAATATAACCTTTTTTTCCAATTTGTTAAAGGGGTAATCAAAACAAGCCCACAATAAATTTCTGTCCATCCAATACTCACCAACACTTGCTATGTGCATTGCACAGGCATTGGGTATAAAGTTAGTAAAAGCCACTACTGCTACCAAGTTATCTTCCTTCATTTGCCCTATAAATCTAGCTTCATCGCCAAATTTTTGACCTAGCATTCGCTCAATCCAAGCTTTTAGATAATCTTGATTATCAGTAGTAATCAAATAACTCCCCCACGCTCCATTACAAAGTCCGTTGATGCCCAATGCACTTCAATGCCTTGTGATGCAATACTTAAAACAATACCAGCAGCATAGCCTAAACCAGTAACGCCTTGCCATACCTTGCTGACGGTTAAACCACCGCCACCCCAAACGCAATCATCCCAATCGGTTGCATCCCAAATTCCAAAATTGCCTGTAGGATTAAATGTCACCGTACCAAGCTGGTTTTGCACATCAAAGTCCACATTCACGCCAGCTAGAACAGTCGGAAAACCGTTATTAGTCAAGAATATAGGGCGAACCATTGTAAAACGCTTCTGTTGGCCACGGCTTTCAAAGTAGTTATAAGCCTGTTGCACATAACCTGTAATGTTTTCACCATCATCAGCAAAAGAGTCGTAATACTTGCCAATATAGCCGTTACCGCCAAAATAAAGCCTGTCGTTATGGATTTCAAAGCAAGAAGCGTTGATTCCTGTAAATTTAGCCCAAGACTTTGTAATGCTGTGCATAACATACTGCTCCCATCCAGTAGATGTAGGAATGTTAATTAGCAACATATTAGCTTCAGCCAAATAGTTAATCTGCCAACCAAATAATGCACTGTAATTGCTGGCAGCTTGGCTAATAGCGTAGTAAATCTTGTCGGTTAGGTTTACTCTAGGGTCTAAACGGCTAGATTGCAAAGCAGAAGCTAAAGGTGTCAAACCGTCTTTGGTTAAAAGTAATAAATCGCCTGACCACTTGAAAAAGCATCGTCTTGTGAATGTTTGACCTAATTGCCAAACGCCACGCAAAGCCCAATTGGTAGGGTCTGCTGGGTCTAAACCAGCGTAAACCATGACTTCACCCATGTTGGTCACAAATACAGCGTAATCATCTACGCCTTGACCAGCATCTAATGTCCATGTACCCATTGCTTGCAAGAATCCACCCATGCGAGCAATACCGCCAAAGTTAATTTCACTAGCAGCACCAGCAATAGAATCAACAGGCAAATACCACACCTTCATCGTGTCTTTTTGCGTAAACCATAGGCGTTCTTTGTACAAGTTCACATTAATAAATGTTGAACTATCAGCACCTGTAATACCAACTGGTGTGTAAGTGCCTACAACCGTAGCATTAGCAGATGGGGCTGTAGCCATCGTGTAAGTGAAAACGGTAGGGCTTGTCACGGTTATCTTGTAAGTGCCGTTGTAGTTGCTTTCTGTAGCTCCTGTGATGACAACTTGGTTGCCTGTTACCAATCCATGAGCAGTAGCAGTCGTTAAGGTTGCTGTAAGGTTACCAGCACCACCCCTAGTAATAGTGCTGATTGTCTGACCAGTGCCAGTAGTGGCAATAGAGAACCAATATGTACCGTTATAAACCTGAACAGCATCTACACCGTTACAAGCCACTAAAAACTGACCACCAGCCGTTGAAATGTTTACATGCTGGAATCTGTCACTACCAAGCCCTGTAACTTGGCTTACAGGTGATGCCCCTGTAACATCGTAAATAACAGCATTAACGGCAGCAAATAGCTTTTGGCTTGTAGGGCCTGAATAGTTCATCAAGCTGTCAGCTTGGGCTGCTGGCAAGCCTGTGCAATGCTTTGTATAGCCTTTTCTAAGCGTTACATCGGATGGTGTTGGAAACCAGTTTTCTAGGGTAACAGCATCTAAAGGGTTCATCTCTGCCAATGAATCCCTTGCGTTCCAACCGCCTAAAGGGGCTGAAATTGAAGCTGTAACCGCACTTCTTCGCTGAGGTACAGTCATAATTAACTTCCGTAGCCAGTGTCAGGGATGTTTGCGTAACCAATAAGCACCTTGCTTGGGTAAGGAGCAAATGATAAGTTAGGAGCACCTTTATCGTTAGATTTAGCAACGCTCAAATAACGCTGATAGTCCTGTGAAATAGCAGTTGTATCAAAGTTCTTGATTTGCAAGAATTTAAGTTTTGTAAGCAATACAAGCACACGGTCATCAAGCAGTGATAAGTCTGTATCTGCTGTAAATGAGTTCTTTGGTGTGCCAGTTGAAGATTCAGCCCATGCTTTTGAGCGATACTCAAAGCCCAAATACTCTTGGGTGTTCATCATAGGCCATATTTGGAAATACTCACCCAAAATACGCCATCTAATGCGTGGGCCTGTTGAAATATAACCTGATTTAAGCCATTGCCATTGCTGTGCATCTTCAGGGCCTAGCATTTCCCAATGCTTAGTCTTATCCCATTGTGTGCGGTCTGTAACGACTTCATAATCAGCGGGTAAATCGTACTTTGTTTGACCAAAAGTAAAAGTAATGCCAACGCCTGTTTGCTCTAGGGGTTGATTTAGGGTAACTGTTGAGCCAACAACCGCTACAACATAGCAATCTTGTGGCACACCTGTGCCTGTAACCATCCATTTATTAGCAACAATACCTGTCGTATTTGCCACATTGGTGATGTTGTATGAACCATCAACCGCATCGCCAGTAGTAGTAACCGCTTGGGTATAAAAGCGATATTCTTTTTGGATTATTCGCCAATCGTATTCTTTTATTAGCTCATATCCAGCAGCGTTCATTAATCCCAATAATTGCACAATCTCTTGCGAGGTATTACCAGCAACAAAAGTGGGTGATGCAAGACCAAGCTCGGTGGTCGTTTGTTGCATCAATTGAAGCATCGTAGATGACATGAGAAATCCTTTACTTTAGTGGTTTTCACCCTAAGTAATTAAGGTTTTCTTCATTATAACAATTACTGCACAAAATAAAAGGGGGCGAACCCCCTTATTTATTCTTCTACTTCTTCTTTTACCTTGCGTTTAGGTTTCTTTTCTGAAGCCATTAACAACAAAGCCTTCATTTGCTCTTGCATTTCTGCAATTTGTTTAGCAGTTTCAGCTTTGATTTGCTCATTTTGTGCTTTAAGTTCAGCAATTTCAGCTTCACGCTTGGCTTCTTCGGCAGAATCATTGGCTAGGTTCAAGAACGCTTTTGCCTTGTCACGCAATGAGTTAGGTGACATACCAGCAATCATGCCAATTCTTTGTAATTGACCATCATTTGCATTGGCAATTAGTTCAACTGTAAAGAACTTTAATGCTCGCAATTCTTCGGCAGCACTAGCAGTTAATTGTGGCCATTCACCTACAGGTGTACCAATAACTTGTTGCTGTCCAGCTTGTTTGTTTTGGAAGTGAGCCCATTGTCTTGGGAATCGTGCTTTATGGTCTTCTCTAGCAATTGTGTCAATTTGGGTCAATTGGTCGCTAGGAGTCATAATTTTGACATACACAACATCTTGAAATATTGGTCTGCCAGCTTCTTCAGAAGCAAAGTTTTGTTTTACAGGTTTGATGTAGAACTCAGCGTACAGGTTCTCATCGCCATTACGGATGTCTGATTCAATAGCCATTTAATACTCCTTAAGGGATTAAGGTTGTTAAAAGAAAAAAGGGCAGTCCGTTAAGACCGCCCCTTTAGTTTACTACTTAAGTTACTTAAACGCTAGTAGCAGCGAACCATGCGTAAGCACCTGAAGCTACTGCAACGGCTGGACTTAGATAAGTACCACCTGAAGCTGTAACAACGAATGTTGAAGCATTGATAGAGCAAGTAGCTGTAGAAGCTGTAATAGCTGCACCAGCAACACCTAGCACATAGCGTTTGCCATCAGAGCCAAACACTTGTGAACCAGCTGGGCCGTTTACAGGTACATTTGTGCCAGCAGAGTTTGGATTTGTATTAACTACATCATCCAAGTTAATACCAGCGGTTGGGGTAATGTTATATGACATAATTTTCTCCTAAAAGTTAATGGATGTGACCGCTATTAAGCAATCAACACGCCTTGCAAGAAGCTGTTAGAACAAGTCAAGTTACCAGCCCAACCGTATAACTTCACGATTGCATCTTGGTTAATCGCTTGGCGTTCACCACCGATAGGTACAAAGTTACGCTCTTTGTGTGGGCGTAAGAAGATGTAGTTTGTGTTCAAGAAGAACATGTGGTTAGCTGTACAAGCATTACCAACACCACCGTCTAACACCACATCAGCAGATGTACCACCACCGTAGAACTTCAATGATGCGAAACCACCAGCAGCTGATTCTTCGCTAGTAATACGCTGAATAGCTTGTAGTGACTGAACATACAATGAATAGTAGTTGTTGTCTGCAACGATAAGGTCAGCTTTGTCGTTACCACGAACCAATTGGATAGCCAATGAAGTCATGTATTTCTGAATGGTTGTGCTAGAAACTGCTGCACCACCATCGGCTACACCAGCGTACTTCTTAGACTGCCAAAAAGTCCAGTTTGCACGATTGATACCACCGTATGTGCCTGAAGTAGGAGCATCAGGTACGGCAGCAGCCAAACCAGTAATGTTCTTACCACCGTTACCAGTACCGTCACCATAGATGTCAGAACCAATACGGTTTAATAGGCGAGCTTCAGAAACTTGCATACGACCATCTAAAAGGTCAATGATTGCTTCTTTGCTTGAGTTTTGCAACATTTCAAGACCTGACATTGTTACTGAGTCAGCATACTGAGTGATGCTGAACTGAGCAGCAGAAATAGGGCTGTCAGGAGTAATGTTAAGAACTTCGTAACCTGAGTAAGAGTTAGCGTTGTTCGTGTTAGGGTCGTTATACATGATTTCTTCCAAAATCACATTACCGCCTGAGAATGGGCGTACATTGCCCTTAGACTTCAAACGCTTCAATAACGCATTGTTGTTTGTTAAGTTGTCTGCCAATTCACCGCTACGGCTTTGGATTGTTGTAGCGATAATATCGGTAATAGCTGAGTTAGCGAATGCCATGATATTTCCTTAATTTAGTTTATTAAACACGACTGCCTAGTTCGCCCATTTGTTCGGCTAATATAGACCGTCTATCCTTTTTGTCTGCTGAACCAGCCTGAGTGTTAGGTGTAACGCTCTTAGGACTAACCGCAGCAGCTTTGGCTTTCGCTACTCGTTGTGCTTGATTTGATTGGTTTGTAGCCTGTTTCAGAAGTTTATTCTGTTCGGTCTGCCAAACTTCATCATTCAAACGCACAGCTTTTGCATAAGCCGTTTCAAGGTCGTTTGCCAAACCATTCTCAAGTAATTGAGCCATTTGTTCACGCACCACCTCAAAATGCGGATGTTTGTCCGCATCACTACTAAATCTTTGAATCTCGTTCATAAGAACGGATTGCTCCTGTTGTTCTCTCCAACTAGAAACTTGTTGAACTTGTTGGTTCAAATAGTCTATTTGTTGTTTTAACGCAACAGATTGTGGGTCTTGATACTGTGTTGTATTTTCGCCACTGTAAGCTGAGTTTAAATCAATTCCGTAATCTTGTGCAAGTTTGTTGAATAATTCTACTTTTTGATTGTATGGTGCTTGCGACAAAATCATGTGGGCACGACCCAAGTTATTAATCCAAGCTGCTGGGTGAATGCCATTCTTCTGCAATTCAGGCACAAACGGACTAATGGCTTCAGTCAAAGCCCTAGCATTGTCAGCTTCAGCTTTGTAAGCAGAAACACCCTTCTTGTACTCGGTTTCACGCTGAGTTGAGTATTCCAACATCTTGCGAGCTTCATCTTGGGTCAGGTTTTCACCTTTGTCTAGCTTATCCCATAATGGTAGGTATTCTTTTTTCCATGTGGTAGGTCTGGCCACCTTTGGGGTGTACTCTACCTCGGCAGCTTGCTCAGGTTCAGCTTCAGTTTCTTCTTCAACAGCTGGAGCTTCAGCTTCTGGTTCTTCTTCTTGTTTAGAAGCGAACTGTCCTTTTTCGTTGCGTATTGGGTCATCATCTACCTCAATCTCTCGTTCTTCAGGTGCTTCCAATGTGCCATCTTCAGCTTGTTCCATTGCTGCCATTAACATTTCTCTGCGGTCTTGTTCTGCCATGTTGCTCTCCAAGTTGTCGGATTATCGGTATCTAAGCTTTTCATACGCTATTTCAGCGATGCGTTGCTTTAGTTTAGGGTCTTGCTTTGGTGTTGCGTTGCTCATCTTTTCGTTGCCAACCTCAATACAACCGTGTTGTTTAAGGTGTGACCTATGTTTGCTACGGCTTTCAATGTATGTGCCATCAATTTGGCTGATATAGCCCTGAATGTCTGACTGAATCATGGGTGCTTCACGCTTTGTCATTTCTTGCTTAAGTTTCCATGCTTCTTCGGCTTCAGGTGTGCCTAAAGTGTAGTTCCAATGCAACAAATACTTATCTTTTTCAGATAATTTGCTGTCATCTCTTGGTTCGTATTCGCTTTTGCATAGTGGGCAAATATGTTTCATTACATCCTCGCTATTAGTTCAGGTACTTTGTGATATTCGTCAGGTCGTAAGCAAACAACGGAGTCATACCATCTAGCATTTTTCCATCGCCAGCATACAAATTCTTCTTTTGGCAACAAAACAATGGTTTTAACGCCCAAAGCACCAGCTAAATGGGCAGTTCCTGTATCAACTGTGACCACACCCTTCATAGCTTTCATGTGTTTGGCGGTAATTGACCAATCTTTCTTCCAACCATCATTGGGTAGGGGTCTAAAAAAGCCGTCACTCTCAGGATTTAGTGAATAAACATCGTCACCAACCAAGCTTTCCATGTGTTCTACAGAAATTGACTTAATCCATTGCAGATTTCCCTTGCTGGCAGCCCAATTCACGCCTACTTTCTTGGGAATATTGCTTGGTTCTGCTTCAAAGTAGCCCTCTGAGCCAACAACCTTGGCGTTACTAACAGGAAATAATGCTTTGGCATAAGGCATGGCACAGTCAATGTAGTACGGTAATGACATTGAGCCAATCCATAGGTCACATTCATGGGCTGGGCCTTCTTCAGTCAAGTTAGTTATTTGGTCAATGCACTCCATCTGACCTAAAACTTGCATCAATGCTGGCACACACAACACTACGACCTTTTCAGCACCCATGACTTTAAGTGCTGGCAAGAATCTAGCGTATTGGAATATGTCACCAAAACCTTGCTCCATTTGAACCACAATGGATTTGCCAATCAATGACTCACCTTGCCATGTTTTAGGGGCTACAGGTAGTCTTGCGTATGGCAGTTGTTGATTTGTCAGAATGGCTGGATGCCATCGGTACTCAAACAACCTAAAGCCAGCAGCATATCTGCCAGCGTGTAGGTGGTCATAAGCCTTTTTGTACTCTGCGTGGGGATTTAAATTAGTAGTAATAATGCTTCCTCATCATCTCGTTCAGCAGCCATTTGAGCTTCGTGAATCGCTAACAAGGCTTGTGCCTGTGCTACCTGATTCCGTAACTCAACCGTTTTCAGCAGTTGTTCACGCTGGCGTTGAAGATTGATAATGGTCGCATTGAGTTTCTTTGTGTCAATTGACGGTTTATCAATCTTAACTTCTGAAACGGATTCTACTTTAGTTACTTTAACTTGTGTAGGGTCTACTAAGTCCCTGATTTGTTGCTTGCGTAAGTATTGCTTATCTAGTCTTGCTTGAATCTTTGCAGCTTCAGCTTGAGCTAGCTTCTTCTGTAGCTTCTTAAAGCGTTTGTATTCGTCTTTAGTAAAGCCGTCATGTGTATCTGTTTCAGGTGTTGGCGTTGGGCCACCTGATACCGTACCAATCAAATCGCATAAATCGTTTTGGTCTACAACATAAATAGCTCCAGTAACAGGGTCTACTTGAAACCCTGAGTTCTGAAACGCATTAGATTGAAACGCTGTGGTCATTACTTACTTGGGAAAGATAAATCCAAGCCAGCCAATTCCTCAACAGTTGTAACGGCAATGATTGATGCTTCTAATTCATCAGCTTTAGCCACTACTGATGCTCTGTAAGATGCTGTCGCTGTAGGGATAGCAACATCTCTTTCAGCTTTGCGAGTTACCATCCAATCAGTTTGAGCTAGGATAGAGCCAGCAGTCTGTTTAACTTGAGCAATGAAGTTAGACTTCAAGCCTTTAGTTACCAATCGTTCTGTTGTATCTACCATTGATTCTGTAGTTGGGTCGTAAACTTTAACATACATAGGGTTGCCATCTTGGTCTACTTCTTCTTTATCTTCCAAAGCCTTTGGTAAGTCTTTAGACCAATAGAAACGATTGTCAAAGTTCATATCAATATCAGCTTCCCATACCAAGCCGATAGCAGACTTTTCTTCTTCAGTTGCTAGGCGAATCCAATTTGCTGGTCGTTGCACACCATCTTCAGTAGTGAATGGTGTATCTAGTGGAATTGTTTTATTTCCGATTTTGTAAGGCATTTCTATTTCTCCTGTAAATATTTAATAGCTTTGGCTAAATTATCCTGATTATCTCTAAAATAACCAAGTCCACTATTGCAATGCTGACATAATAAGCCACGAACTTCTTTAGTTGTATGGCAATGGTCTACATAAGTATCACCTTGCTTTTGACCAAATTCATAGCTACAAATTACACATTTGTTATCTTGGTCTTTTAGCATTTGATTATAGGTTTCCATATCAAGCCCATACTTTCTTTTAATATGGGTTTCTCTTGTATAGATAACATAATCTTCTTTGTTATTCTTCTTGTCTGCTCTACCATGCTTTAGCATCTTTTGTCTTGCAGATTCCTTTTGATAGCATCCACAAGATGTAGTTCCACCATTCCTTAGAAATGCAGTTTTAGCTTTAACCTGTGAACCACAGTCGCAAACACAATTCCAGTATGTTCTTTTATTGACAGAATCTGACTTAGATACAGCAGTAAGTCTGCCATATCTTTGTCCTGTTATATCAATCATACTTGGCATATTAGCGACCCAAGGAGTATTTAAAAGGATTTTCTGCTATTGCAAATCCAATAAATGATGCACCACTAGCATTAATAGCATTATCAGTTCCTCTAATTTTAAATCCATTAGACAGCAAATCTATGCCAACTGCGGCTGTGTCTGTAAATTCAGCACCACTTGTGTTAGGCGATAGCTTACTGTTTGTCACATTGAATGTATTTCTTGCTGAATCCCATACAATCCAATCGCCTGTTCCTGTTGAATTTTTAACCATAATCCAACGAGGGCGAAAGCCACAAAATACAAAACTACCATCTGAACTTCCATTGCCTGTATATGAAAATGCTTTGCTAAATCCTAGAATCTCTGAGAAGCAATAGGCTACAAAAGTATTTCCGCTATAGTTTGTTGAGTTACCATTGCCTACAGTAAATACAGATGATGTGGGTGCAGTATTGTTCCAAGGTGCAGAGTTTGTGGAGAAAGCATCCGTACTATTCAAAAATATAATTCCATTAGCACCTGTTGAAGCATGGTAAACACTCCAAAATGGATTTGGATTAGCCCCTACTGTTCTAGCTTTAACAATCACCATTTTTGGTGCTACGCCCAAGCCATGTCCAATAGTACCTGTTGAGCCTGTACCTGTGAATGTTGCAATACTAAAGCCAGCACTTGTATTAGCACTTACTGTTGAAGTAATAGTACCAGCAGTATTAGATACAGGGCTTCCATTGGCTTTCCACGACCAACCAACATAGGTTTGTCCGTTTTCGTTAATCGCACCATCAGAACCAACACTAAATCCATTAGAATTAAATGCTGTTAATAATGTAGAAGATGTATCTTCGGCTGCCGTTGAGTCAGATACAAGTCGTTTTTGAACACCACGAACTGAATCAAATAAAGCATGTTGAGATGAGCTACTTCTTTCTTTAATCCATACCCAATCAGGTTGAAAATCTAAACCTGTAACACTTTGAGTTGAACCATTACCTGTGTACAAAACAGGGTTAAAGTAATCATTAGCCTGTGTAGATGCTGTTGCACCAATAGTAGGAGTAGGTAGGTTAAAAGTGTTTAATGCTACAAAGCCTGTAGGTGGTGTGTAGGTAAAGGGTCTTTGACCAAAGTTAATATTTCCACTAGCACTAGCTCCACCTGAGCCATCTGTAAATGATGCAAAACAAGGATTAGGAATTGTTGATAAAGCACCTTGGCTTGTATTATTTTTGTAAAAAGTAACAGTTCCAGCATCAGCATCTACAGCTACGCCAATTATGTCAGATGTGGTGTAACTAGCACCATAAGATGTTTCTGAGCCGTTAATATTTTTAGAGCCGTTATTTCCATAAGTAATACCACTAATGATTCCTGTCCAATCATTTAGGTTTGCATTTGCACCAAAAACACCAAATGCCATACCATTACCTAATGCTGTTGCTTGACATTCCCAATAGAATTTACCGCTTGTTATGCCGATTGTTCCTCTAATAGAGGCAGTTGGAGCTCCTGTTGCAACACTTAAATTACCATTAGAAGTGGTTGCACCTGAACCAGCATCAAGTGGATTAATTACACAATAGTTAGCCGCAGTCGCACTTGTCAATGTCGGCACATCTGTCATGCTGTCATAAGTAGAGCCAGCAGTTAATGAAATGTTATTAGTAGTCCAGTTATTGCCATTGCCACTAAAGTCATTGCCTAGTGTTGTGGTCGTGGAATTGTCAGTAAATGGTAAATAGAATCCATTAGTGCCATAAGTGCCAGCATACTTCTTAGGTTGCCATACTCCTGTAGAAGCATTGGTGGCACCAAAAGATGATGGAGTTAGGGCTTGACCGTCAATAAAGTTAATCTCCGTCATGTAGCCATCAAATTCCATACCTGAACTACGAACTCTGTTGCCAATTCTATGTTGAAAAGTAGAATCAACATAAGTATCTCTATTTTGAGGTGGATAAGTAGCGGATGATAAAGAAGTTACTTGCACTCCATTAACATATATTTTTACTCTATTTGAATCTGTTGCTTGCGTTGTATCTACAGAATAAACAATATGATACCAAGCTGAAGGGTCACGATAAACTGCATTTGAAGCTAAAATTATAGTTGCTGAACCCCCTTCATCTTGAGTTATTCTTAAAGCACCTGTATCTTGTATCCATAAAAGTGTATATGTATCAAGACCAACCACACCAGCTTCCATTAAACACTTGTTTACTCCTAATGTGCCTAATTTAACCCAGCCACTCCAAGTCCAAGTCTTGCGATTAGATGCACTAGCTGGGGTTCTATTTAGATAAGCACTAGCACTACTGCGGAATCTTAGTGAACGAGTTAAGTTGTAGCCACCAGCAGCAGAAGCTAGTAGTAATGGGCTTGCTGAACCAGCTACAATCATTTTAAGTCCCCTGTAAATACGCAGTTAATACGGCTTGAAGAAACTACGAAATAAGCAATCATGTCTTGAGCATTAGCTGTGGTTGTCAATGTTGGTGCAGTACCGCCACCAAAATCATAATTTGAACCGTAAGCCAATGTTCTTCCACCTGTTCCGTCTTGGTTGATTATAAACACTCCTGACTGTCCAGCAACTAAATTTGTTGGGTTCGCCAAAGTTCTATTACCGCCCAAAGTTACAGTAAAACTGTTATTGACAGCAAAGTCAGGTGTAATCGTTGCACCGTCTGACAAAGTAGTGATTGAGCCAATCTGTGCCCCAGTAAATGTGTTGGTCGCACCTGTTTGGGCGTAACCATTTATCGTATCGCCACTCTGTAGCTCTTGTATTGTTGTTCCGCTAAGAACTAAAGGGTATTTAGCTGCCATGATTTATCCTTAATTTATTGCCACATTAACTGTTGAACCACCGTATGTCAAAACTGGTAAAACTCCATTGCCAACTGCCACGCTCACGGTGCTTCCAGCCCTATTTAATACAGGTAAAACAGTCGGTAAAGTAGACCATGATGGGCTTGTTCCGTCAGTTTTTAAGAATTTGCCTGAATTGCCTGTTTGTGAAGGGTATGTGGCCTTACCGTTAAAAGTATTCCAATCTGTGCTTGATAGATAGCCGTCTGTGCTAGTTGTTGCTTGGCTAATGCTAATAGCTGGGGTATTGCCACCTGATGAAGCTATTGGGGCTGTACCGCTTACAGAAGTGACCGTACCACCGCTAGATGGGGCAGTATTTGTAACTGTAAAGTTAGGGTAAGTGCCTGATACGCTAATTCCTGTGCCTGAACTGATGGCTACTGTTTGGTCAGGTGCTGTGTTTGTAACAGTTACCGCACCAGTTGAACCTGAAACGCTAATGCCTGTACTTGCTGCCAAAGAATTAACCACATTGGTCAAACTTGCACCTGAACCTACAAAGCTAGTTGCTGTGATGGTTGTGCCTGTAATAGCTCTAGCGGTTGTTCCACCAATTGTCATGTTATCAATTGTTCCTACATTGGTAGGTGCAATTTCAAGCGACCCTGTGCCTGTAGGCTTTATATGGACATGACCTGTTCCTGTAGGACTAATGTCAATTTGTGCGTTTGCACCATTAATGTTTGTAGGTACAGCAATAGTGACATTATCGCCACCACCGCCACCCATGCTAATTTGAGTTGTTCCAGCAGAGTTTTTAAGAGATAAACCACTTGAGTTACTAGCTTGAACAATAGGTGTTGTAACGCTAGTAGAAGCGGTTAATGTTGTAACACCTGAAACAGCACCTGAATCACCGACTGTTACCACGCTGTTTTGTAATAATTTGCCTGTAGTACTGTCATATCTAGCTACTGCGTTATCTGTTGCAGAAGCTGGGCCAACAACATCGCCACCCAAAGATGGGCTTGAATTAGTGATTACGCCAGTTGTGTTGTTATAACTAATGCCTGTTCCAGCACTTAATGATGTTCTTGCCCTAGCAGTCGTAAAGTATTCGTTTGTGCCTTCAGCAATATTGCTTGTTGTAAGCACCACAGTGCCAACCAAACCGTTTACTGAGGTCACGGCATCAGTGTTATCCACTTTTTGCCATACAGAGCCGTTAAATATCGCCCAATCGCCTATTTGCCAATCAGTAATACCGTTAAGGTTGGTAGAACCAGCCACATCAACAACATAGTAATAACCCTGAGTACCAGTTGAGCTAGTTAAAGTTGGTGTATTGGTGCTTGCGTTCCATGTGCCTTGGTAATTTAGGTCACCTTGCAATGGAATCTGACTTGTTGGGACTTTACCGCCAGCATCTAGGGTTGCAACGCCATTAGCTACGCCAGCATCTTTCTCGGCAGCCGTACCAAATCCTGTAAGCGTGTGGTCAGCATTCCAATCAGAAGGTCTAACTAAACTTGTGTCAGCCGTATCAGGTACAGAGCTAACTTTATTGTGTTTGACTAATATTGGCATTATTGATTATTCCTAATGATAGTACCACCTGAAATATTGACAGTTTGCGTGATGTTGATGGTAGTCGTATTTAGGTTTAAGTCTGCCCCTGTTGTGCCTACTGAACCATCCATTACTACTGTTGTGCCATCAGCTTTAAATATACGGAAGAAGTTAGCTGTTCCTGTAGCTACCGCAATCCCATCATTGACTGTGCCAAGCGTTAAAGTTCCATTGGTATCCGTTCCAAATGCACCAGCCAACACACATGAAACCAACAAGGTCTGTGTTGTTATGCCAGTATTAGCATTAGCTGGGGCAGTGCCTTGATAAATGTTAATTTTTGCACCGCTACCAGCATAGGTAATCAAGCCCTCATTTTGGGCGTTACGAGTACCGTTGGAATACTTTAATGCGGTCATTGAACACCTATAATCTTACCGTCTGCTCCACGAATAACTTGTTTAGGTCTGTTGCTATTTTGGTTAATGTTTTCAGCTAACTGTGCAATCATGTCGGCTGTTTGGGCATTACCCTGTTGAATAGCATTAGCAATCGGTTGTAACGGATGTTCCATAGCCTTGGCCATATCTTCATCTAAGTCGTAAGCTTGCGGTAAGCCTTCACCACCGTTTACGCCAGCAGAGATTTGAGCTACTTCAACCTTAGCACCGTTGTTCACATAAGCCAATAACAACTGAGTATTACGCTCAGTCATCATCTTCATTTGTGCCATCTTCATTTCCATCTCTCGTTCAGCAGCATCTCTTTGCATTTCCATCTGCATACGAACTTGAGTTTCTTGAGATTGGTACTCTTGTTTAGCTCTTTCCATCTCAATTTGAGCTTGCATCTTCTGAGTTTCCAACTGCATCTGAGCTTGCATCTTCTGTTGCTCAAGCTGGGCTTGCATCTGCATCTTTTGAACTTCAGGTGTTGGTGGCTTAGGCTGACCTTCTTGTGCTTTTGCTTGTTCACGGAATTTATCAGCAGTTTCGTCAATAATTCCTTCAAGTTGCTTGCCAGCTTTGAATGCTGTCACGGCAAACTTAAGCATTTCCATCAACATTGGGGTTGATTCAGGAACTGCTGTTGCCATTGGTACGGCTTGTTGGAAGAATTGACCCATAGCTTGCAAGAATGCCATTCTGTCGGCTTTTTCTTGTTGCTCATCCTGATAAATCATTGAATCGCTAGTGACTTCAATGCGGAAGTTCTTAGCAGATTCTTGTTTTAGTAGGGCTAAAGCTTGTGGTACTAATGCTTTATCTTGGTCAGATAGCTGGTCAGCACCTGAAATCTTGATAATAGTATCTTCAGAGAAGTGATTACAGATAATCTGGGCTTTGATGTTCAACAATGTAGTAGCAAAGTTCACTACTGCGTGTTGCATAGTCTTTAAACGACCAGCAGCGTTGTTTGACTTGATAATCTGAGCGCCAAGCGTTTCATTAGGGTCTGTTTGACCACGCTGAATGTCGGCAATACCCATCAATTCATAGATTTGACCTTTAACTTGGTCCATAGCCTGATAGCACTGAGTCAATGCTTGGGCAAATGGGGTAATGTCTACTAGGTCAATCGCGCCTTTCATGCCTTGCTTCTCAGCAAAAGCCATCCAGTTGTGTACTGGAATCAATGTGTTGTTCTCACCTTCAGAGAATAAGCGCTGTAATTCGCTTGAAGAAGCATCGTAAACGCCACGAACCTTCAATGCGTTAATTAATCCATCAATACGGTCACATAGAGTGTCCAATTCCCTTGCTTGGTCTTGATACATCACAAAGTCAGGGATTGGTTCTAGGTTTTCAGTTGTTAAGTTTGCATACAATGGCTTTGGACATGGCCAGAAGTTCTCAAGCTGCAATGGGTCTGGTCGCTCATCAAGAATCTTGCCCAATGATTTGCTAATCCAAAGTGCTGTGCCTGTTTCTTTATCCCAAATCTCATAGATGGTGGCTTGCATAGCCATATCTTGTTGCTGGGCATAAGTCTTTGAATCATGCGGTGTTGAATCCAATGGGATTTCATGGCCAAGTTCTTCACCAAAACGCTCAACTAAAGCATCACGGTTCATGTAGACTTTACGCCATACCGCAGTTACTTCTTCCCATGTGCGAGCTACTGAGTGGCCAAAGTCACGCCAGTGAACATAATCAATCGGAGCGCACTCGTACTCAATGCGTTCTTGATTCTCGTTCTCTAAGCCTTCAACTGACTCATCAGCTTCGTCAATATCTTCAGTAATCTGTACGCCATCTTCTGGCATATCTTTTTCACCAGCAACAATGTGCGGTTCATAGCGAATCCAAGCTGTACCACGACCACCAATCATGCGGTCAAATACTGCTGAGTCCATAGCCGACTTGTAATCTGTGTAGTGTTCTAGCTCATACTCAAGGGCGCGCTCCAGCATCATAGAAGCAACACGACCAACTGGGTCGTTATCACGGAATCTACGGCTTACATCAGGTCTTGGTAGTCGTGCAAAGATGGCTGGAATAACCGTCTGCACATTGGAATACAGGATATTGAATCTAGCGTTAGGATTGTTCTGAGTCCTAGAATCGTCACGGTAGCGTTTGAGAATCTTATCTGCTCGCCCTTCCCATTTCTTGAAGGTACGCTCATAACTGGCAATCTCGTTGTACCAGTTCTCATAGGTGTGCTTTGACGAATTTTCCATGCTTATATTCTTCCGCTAGGTTTTGTGGTTTGAGTTCGCCACATATCATTCAATGTGGTTGTGTTCTCACCTACTACAATACCCCTGATAGAGTTGTCTTTCGGAGTGGTTTTATCTTCTTCTTTCCATGCTATTGCAAGCATACGGAAGGCATCTGCACCGTGAGAAGTCCAATCGTGTTTGGGTTTATCCCTAAAAACCTTCTTGTCCTCATCGTATTCACGCTGATACTGCCGTAAGCACTCTATACCGTCTTGACATTTCTCTGCATCAAACCAGCTTCGCATAAGTGCAAGTCTAGTGGCTTGAATACCGTCTTGAAGCGATAAGCTTGGCACTATTTTAAGCGTATTCAGTGGAATTTTGCTAGATATTTGTTCAATAATTGATTTTCCACCACTTGCTAGTGTTTTTGCCCTAGCATCATGCGGTAAATAATGGTATCCATACTTGTAACCAAACTCTTGTTGCTTTGAGTTAATCAGGTCAGTGTAATAGCTTACCTGATGACCGTTGCTTGAATGGTAATCTAGTATGCGCAGTTCACCATATACGACTTGATACCACCAAATAGCCGTATCGTCTGAGTAACCCAAGTCCCAAGCGGTATGGCATGGAAACATTTTGTCATATTCCACAGTCGTAATGCGCTTGGCATCAGTAAGGACTCGCATCTCTTTACCGTAAAACGCACCCATAATGGCAGCTTCAAAGCTACATTCAAACTCTTGCTCGTATTGGTCAGGTGACATTGATGCTTGGGCATCTTCCAACTCAGCCTGTGGCAATAGACCAGTCTGGCTTGCCCTTAGCGTTTTCGTATACCAGCGAGGGTCTTTCGTAGCGTTTGTGTAAACATCGTAAAAAGCGTTGTGTCCTTTAGGAGTACCAATAAACACAGCCCAGCCCATACGGTCAGCAAGCAAAGGGCGAATAATCTCTCCCCACATTCTTGGTCGCATGTCTGCGTACTCATCAAGTACCACTCCATCAAGATACAAACCCCTGAGAGCATCAGGATTATCAGCACCATAAAGCTTGATTTTCGCTCCATTGACGAGTTCCACCCATAGTTCAGATTGATTGGCTTTTGCCATGACTGGCTTGGCATACCGCTGTAGGTAATCCCATGCAATGTTTTTGGCTTGTGAATAGTAAGGCGCTACATAGGCGTATTGACCGTGTTCTTTGTCCTCAATCAATGCCCTGTAAATAAGGTCGTTGATGCACGATACGGTCTTACCGCATCTACGGTGTGCGACAACTACCGCCCAGCGTTGTGTTCTGTCATGGAAATCAGCAAAAACATCTCTGGGCGCGTAGTCCAGTTCAATGTCTAAGACTTCTTCCATGAAACCTGTATCTTTACTGGGGCTTTGTCGTCACCAACAAGTTCTTGGCGCGCTAGTTTGGGTACATGGTATTCAACCACGGATTGAAGCATCTGAAATGCTTTCTCTGGATTTGGGAAAACTATGTACTTGCCCTCAGCTTCGTCATAAACGCCATTAGCGACTTGTTCAAGCCACCCTTGCATCTTGTCTGTGTTGCCATCAACAAATCGCGCTATGGCTTCCCTAGCTATGCTAGTAGACTTGTTAGGGCTGCCTAATGGTCTGCCACCCTTACTTGCAGTATTTTTGGGTTGTTTACTTACTGACATACTCCGTACCTAAGTGTTTAGATAGATTAAGTATATATTATTTTTGGTTTTCGTTAAATAGTCTTTCAAGCATTTCTTTTCTTGATTCTTCATCAGTCATGGCAGCTGCTGGGGGTACTGCAAATAGTGGGCTGCCTTTTTCTAGTAGTGACTTCTTAGCTTCTGGGGTAATGTCAAAGTAATGTACGGTATCTGTAACAGGTTTACCGTCATCGTATTTACCTCTACCAATTTCCATTTCAGTCTTACCTACCTTGATGCCGTATTTCTTACCGTATTTATTGATGTATTCAGGCAATATCTTGTCGTAAAAGCCTTTCATGCCTTCGCCACCAACATCTAGGTCAAGTCCTGTATAAGATTTTGGCGCGGTTTTGCCTTTGGTATCTTCAATGATTTTTTTGGCCATTTCTTTGCCAATAAAGCTATCTAAGTCTTTTTCTTCAACAATTTTCAATATTGCTGGGCGACCACTTTTATCTAAAGCTTGAATTCTGTATTTGTCGCCACCCATAAATGTTGCGTTTAATTCACTTACTTGTTTTGATAAACTGTAACGGTCTGCCTGTTGTTTGCCTGTAGTAAATGCTACTCGGTCATAGCCTTCATCAACTGCCATTTGAATAGCTCTGCGTACAGCCATTTCTTGCCAGTTTTTCTTATATGGTGCATCAGGCACTTCGCCAATGCCACCCATTTCATAGCGTAATTCTTGTATTTGCTTATCAATTTCTTCTAAACGAGCATTGATTTGAGGTTCTTCTTGAACGCTAACCACATTTCTTTTAGTTCTTAAACTTGAAAGTTCATTTCGTAACTTGTCAAGCTCAACCCTAATTTCAGCTCTGCGCTCTAAGCCTTCTTTGGTTTCGTAGCCTTTCTTACGGCCTTGTTGATGCCAGTCAGATTGGATTTCCTCAATAAATAATGACTTCTTGCCGTCAATCATGCGGTCATTTACACGCATGTGGGCAAGGATGTTTGGTTCGTCAAAATGGCCAGATTGGTACTCTACAGGTTCAACTTGGTTTCTATAACGCTGGAATAATGGCGAAGCCATAGCTTTTTCTTCAGTGTCAAAAGCAATAGGTTTGCCGTCAGCACCAGATACATAAGGGTCACCACGAACTGGACCTTTTAAGGTGTACTTGCCTTCAAGGGTTGGGTGCTGTGCAATTGTGTATTGAGGTACGGTATCTTCAAGCTGAATCAATACCTCGCGGTAGTTCTTGCTTGGGCCTTCAGTCTGGTAATCAGTGTATTTAGGGCCACCTTCTGGTTCATAGCGCAAGTTTCCTTGTTCTAAATGGTAATCACGCAAAATATCTTCAGCATCATTTAAATCATAAATTCCACGCTGAGGGGTAATGTCGCGACCATTTTCTGCTTTGATTATGTATCCAGCAGAATCGTTACCCAAAATTTGGCCACCATATTCATCATCGTAGCGCATATATGGGTCAGAATAATACTCATCTTTTGACATTGCATAAGCGCGCTCATACAAAGCATCATCAATTTCGCGTTCTAAGCGTTCAGCTGTGGATGGGTTAATGTCGTAATCAGCAAATTCGTCAGCGTTTTTAGCAAGAATATCATCCATTACTTCTTGGCGTAACGGCAAATCGTCTTTAAAATCATCTAAATAATCGGTTGCTCTTGCATCAATGTAGTCGTAATCGTCAATTACTTCACCATCACGAAGTCTGTAGTCATCAACTAAATCAGTTCTTTGTGCGCCATAATAGTTGTCATCAAGCACAGTTTGTTTGAGTTTGACTGGGTTTGTGTGCAAAAAGTCCTGAATTTCTTGCTTTGTGACCTTTGGATTCTGCTCCAAAAACTTATCCAAACCGCGGTAGGCCATTTCTTCTTGCTTGACAGCTGGTGTTTTAAGCAGCTGCGCCATGTATTGTTGGCCAGTTCCCTTGGCTTGTGGCAAGTTATTCACTGCTTCGTCAAGTGTAGAGTAAAAGCCAAGCTCATTTTTCTTAAGTTCTTGAGCCATTTTTGCTGGGCTGAACTTGCTGGCGTAGTCAATGACCTGAGTTGCTGTGGCATTTGGGTTGCCAGTAATAATTTGTACTGCTTTATCGCTGGCGTTTAAAGCGCCCTTACTTGCAGAAGATACGCCTTTTGCCAAAGCTGGCGCAATCCATGTGCCTAGTTCTTCGTGCTGCTCGTAACCTTCGTATGGGTCGCTAACGCGTGGTACAAAATCCAATGTTTGCTTAGTAGTAGGCGCCTTTGGCACTACTAATGCTTGTGCAAGCGGATTACTTAACAACTCCATGCCAGTTTGTACATTTTGTACTGACTGTGGCATATAGCTTTTTATGGTTTGATTTAAATCTCGTAAGTCACCAACTGCGCCAATGGCTTGTGCAACTCCACCCCTTGCTAATGATTCTGCGGTATTGGGTACAACAGCTGCTGCATTTCTAACGCCTTGGCCTAGGTCTTGCCATTGCTGTTTGTTTGTAAGGCCGCGCAAAATGTTAGCCATTGCTTGGCGTAGCGATAAATCATCTGGCGCTGCTTCTCCAAAACCTGTGTATTCCATCATTTACCCATTTTTTCTAACTGTTGTCTTAGGATTTCACGCCTAGGAATGGTAATGTTTACATCGCGCCCTTCGTTACCAATGTATGCGTTGCCAAGTTCACTGGCTAAATTGGTTGGCCATTTTAAAGGATTGTCAGCAAGTGTCTTTCCTACAACCGTCAAAGCTTTAATTACAGGGTTCATTTGTTGGTACTTCTCAACATCTTTTTGGCGAGCTTCATTAACAAAGTCATATCTATCTTTAACCGATACAGAACCGTCTGGGTTTTGAGCGTAGTTAAAGCGGCCTAGCGTTGTTTTGGTGGCAATTTGTGGTCCATACTCAGGTCTAGCATTGTCACCCATGTATTTGGCGTAGTCTGAATACTGCACATCGCCTTTGCTGCCACGAATTTTTGATTGGTCAATAACATCTTGAATGCCAGCTAATTCTTGTGCAGATAAGTCTTTTTCAGTGATTGGATTACGGTTGCCAAACAATGTTGTGGCATACATTCTCGTATCCATCGGCACGAAATTGCGCAATGTTTCAGCTAGGCTGGCCATAGTTAGAACTTGTCTTTAACAATCTTGTTAAATTGCTTATTTAACATCTCTCTACGAGCTACTCGTTTAGCTTCTTGCTTTTCAAGGGTTGATTCATGCTCTTTGCGTAGCATGGCATCTTCTTTTTTGTATGTTCGGCTGTAGTGTTTCATTACATATCCTTCATCTTAGATTCAATCAATTCTCTGCGTGTAGGCTTTGCAGTCTTGGCAGATTCTTTAAAATCTTTAGCTGACGGTCTGCCTTCTTCGCCAGCTTTCTTCATACGCTCACCTGAACCAGCCTTGATTCTAGCTCTTTTGGCGTGAATATTTGCATACAAACCGTCACTCATCACGCTCTCCTAAAAAACGACCATAAGCTTCTTCAAGCTTGGCTTTACGGCTGCCTTTAGCGTTGTCACGCTCTACATTTAAAGCGATAGCAACGGCTTGCTTCTTAGGCTTGCCAGCTTTCATCTCGGTTTTGATGTTTTTGCCAACTGATGCTTCTGAACCTGATTTATCTAAAGGCATGATTACCTCAAAAATTTAAGTTTATATACGGTTGAATTTAATAAATTGGCAATGTTGTCAATTTCGTTTTGTAGTTCTGGGTCTTGTGGCAATGAGCCACGAGCTTCACCAACAAACTTTTGTAGCGACTCCATGTATGCAAGAGCGCTTTTGTTGCCAGAGTTATGGTAATTGGTAGGGTAAGACTCAATCAAGCCGTACTTGCCTTGGTAGGATTCAACCAAAGTATCTACGGCATCTTCAATGTTTTCGTAGTATTTTTGTAAAGCTTTATGCTCTGAGTAAGACTTAGAAGATAAGTGTAGTTGATGGGCGATTGTTGCGCTATGCAATAGCGTTTGAACAAACATTGCGCAGTCTTGATGTTGCATAGCATCTCCAAAAAGGTGGGTACTTGCTTGTGGCTTTCCCCTAAAAATCACTTCTCACGCCTTGATTATCGCCTATTCCTTTTATCATAGCAACCGCCACAAAGCCATTTTTGGTTTAAACCTTTATTAAAAGGTACATATTTACCAAATTCTTTGGGTTTTCTTAATCTACAGTTGTTACATTCTTGCAAAGTTCTGTCACCAGTTTCTTTATTGTCGTGTCGCATCAATCTCATCAATCATCACTAGGCATCCACCACCTTTGCGGATTTCACCCCTTTGTACTATTAAAACATCAATTTGTTCATCATCATCAAATACGCCAGCATCTGTTAAAGCATCCCAAAGAGCTTTGATGCGGTTATCTATGTCTTGCTTACGCTTATCCCTTGGGTAGAGTGTAACTTCCATTTGTAGGCGTTTTTGACCCATTTTAGGCACACAATTGGCAATTACATAGTCTTGCACCTGAAGTTTAAATTCTCTGCCAGCTTTACTAATACCCATTCTATTCCTAAAAATAGTGCGGTATGAGTTTACCGATGGGGGTAGGGGTAGGTTAAGCACTAGCAAGTAGGTTCTCCGTCATTTCAAGCAAATCTTCTTGTCCAATTTGATAATGTTTTTCAAACCCTTTTGCTCCAAGACCATGAACACCTGTATTTCCTCGGTGGTGTTCAACACAGAGTCCGATAAATGGTGCATTAGCTCTTTTACCGCCAAATCGTCTAATGTGGTGGATTTCCACTCCGCTGTCGTATCGGTTGCCCAAGTGACGGCATAGGATACATCCAAGTCTTGCGACTTTGGCGTATTTTTCTTTCTCACTTTTGGTCATTTAGCATCTGACGAGCAATATCTTCAAGGTCATGTGATAAGTCTACCAAAGTAATGCTTAAATCGTAGGCAGCATCCCATTCTTTTTTTAGGGTAGCATCTTCGTATGCTTTTGTTGTTCGCTTAATTTCTAACAATGTTTCAGCAAAGTCTATGTAGGATGGGTTTTTAACGGCAAAGTTAATTGCCTTTTTTAGCATTTTGTTCATCAGTTATTCCTTATCATTTTGTCAAATTGTCTGTCGTTGGCTTGCTGGGTGCGCCATGTTTCCCAGCGTAATTCAGCACATTTTATGTGCAGCTTCAGCATTTCTACTTCGTGGGTAGCTATGCCTATGGCCTTGCAGTGTTGTTTGTACTGTGGGCTTGAGTATGCTTCACGCTCTTGACCAGCAATGGTACTTTCGTTACTGGCTTTCATCAAGTCAGCTTTAACTGAGCTTTTAGCGTTCTCCAAATCAGCTAAAACCGCTTTGGCCTTAGCAAATTCAGGTGCTTTTTCAAAGATAAAATCTATGCAAGCGTTTGGGTCAATTTCTTTCATCGCCATTCTCCCTTTTTTCCTTTGTTACCTTTTGTCCATTGGTCTGCAACATCTCTAAGTAATTCTGTTTTTCTGCCACCAAATCCATAAGTTGAAATATATTTCCTGTACCAATCAAGGCCTTTTTCTGCTCTAAATGCAAGGTGTTGGCGTACTTCGCATTGATGTCTGTATTCTTCATCGGTCATGCCATCGCTTTCTTGGCCATTACTAGCAAGCACTTATCTTTGAGTTCTTTGTAGGTAAGACCGATACTATGTATGCCAAGTTCGGAAGCTTTTGCAACAATACCAGCATCAGTAAACATCCAAGCTTTGTCACTGTTTGAGTTTGTAGGATGTTGGTCTTTAATCCAATCAGCCTTAAATCCAACCCACCCTCTGGCGCAACAAAGTTCCATTGCTTCTTGTAGTGAGATTCCAGCCTTTTCAGCTTCTTTGGTTAAGCCTTTAAGAGCAGTATCAGTCCACTTGGCTTTTTTAGTCTTGCGAACCTCTAAGTAATCTTTAAAAACAGACTCAGAAACACCGTCAGGTGTATTTATTGGTTTATGGTTATTGGTTAATGGTTTATGGTTAGCATTGCCTTTGGATTGCGTTTGCAATGCGTTCGCATCAACACCCTTATCTCTATTGGCCCAGCGAGCTTTTGCAGAAGCCCTAGCCTTTTCTGATTTGCCATGATATTCAGCAATTGTTTGGTCACAACGCTTATGAATATATCCTTCTTCTGTTAGCTCAAAGAAGTCATTTAATACATTTGAAAACGATAGCATTTCTTCCGCACTGCGTATGCTATGCGTTCGCATTAGCTTTTCCAAATCCTTGGTTAATGGACTTTCGTTTAAGTAGTAAGAATCAATTAGCTGACGATAGATGCCATGCTCTAACAAGGTTAGATGCGATGTATCCTTTCTGTAATCACCAATGTTATGCTCGTAGTAGTGCATAAAAGCCTTTAATAAAAAAAGCCCTAGGCGACACTCTCAGCGTTTTAAGCTGTTGGCGGACTGGGTTAGTACCAGCAGAGTGCCGTCTAAGGCTTACTAACAAATCACCGCCAAGTGATGTATAAATCATATCAAATTATTCCAACTCTGGCCAAATAAATTTGTACACTTTTGGAAACATATTTTTTCTGCTCATCAAGCCATAGCTTTTCTTCTCCAACTCAGCGCCTAAAAATACCATTTTGTCGTATGGTATGCCCTTGGTTTTCCATTGGGCCACAGCTGGTGGGCTTACTTTGCATAGCTTGGCAACAGCAGTTGTGCCACCTAATAAGTCTACGATTTGCGAGTCAGTTAATTTCATAATTAAGCGTAGTATAGTCTAAAAAATATATTTTGCAAAGGGTATTGACAATCGCTTTTAGTATGCTTAATATTTAATTACTGCAATGTCGCAGTGAGATTAGGAGTAAATATGAACTACGATGAATTTGTTGCTATGCAACAGCAAGAAGAACGCCTAGAACTAGCTTTGGAGCGCATGGAAGCTGGTGATTTCTTATCCGATGATGATGTTTCTATTATTCGTTGGGCGTGTGGTAAACCTTCCAAACCAAAGTCAAAACTATCCCCAGTATTTGAGGATTGGGCAACTATTTTCCGTAAACAAGGAGTAATTTAATGATAATCAGAGAAAACCGTACAGAATCAACTTTTAAAATACCGCCATCAGGTTCATTCCTAGGGCGTTTATACAGAATCCTAGACCTTGGCACTCAAAAGGTTGAATGGCAAGGTGCAATCAAGATGCAACGCAAGCTGATGTTTAGCTTTGAGCTACATGGCGAAGATAACGATGGCCACCCATTAACAACCAATGATGGCAAGCCATTAATGATTTCTAAACGCTACACAATGTCTTTGGGCGAGCAATCAACGCTCCGTAAAGACTTGGAATCATGGCGCGGCAAAAAGTTTACAGCAGAAGAATTGCTAGGCTTTGACCTAAATGTATTGTTAGGTAAATTTGCTATGTGTAATGTCACCCACAATGACCGTGAAGGCAAGACATACGCTAATTTGTCAGGTCTTAGCCAAGTGCCAGCAGCATTAAAAAAGTTGCCTGAACCTAATGGCGTAAACGAATTGATGATATTTAGCTTAGATGCTTTTGACCAAGCTAAGTTTGACAGCTTGTCTGACGGTCTTAAAGACATCATCAAGAAGTCTGCTGAATGGCGTGGCACTAACGGTGAAGAAGAAGCAAACAAAGCCGTTGCTATTGCTACGCTTGACGATGACATGCCGTTTTAATTATTTTAGGGGGAAAGTGCTACCGACATCAGTACCCCATCTTAAATATGAACAGAAAAGAATTACTACAAAAAAAACTATTGCAACAGTTATCTGTTACGCCTATGACTCGCACAGAAATGGCTGAATTTTTAGAAGTATCCGTGGTGTTTGTAGCTCGTTACATTACCCAGCTTAGAACATCAAAGCAGATATACATTCACCATTACGAAAGAACGCCAAGGGGTAAACCTAAGTCATTCTATGCAGCTGGTGATTTGCCTGATGCACCTGAGTTACCACCAATACCTCAACATGAGTTACAAAAGCGATATAGAGAACAAACTCACGGCAACTCAAAGCCTAAAAAGTTTGTTCCTCACATGGATGAAGCAGCCAGCTGGATGTTTAACCCAAAATGATGACTATATTGTGGGTGGTATTGGGTGGTTTTGGAATGCTGGCTTTGGCCATATTGTCTATTTTGCTTGCTTTATGGTGGACTCAAAATGACTAAGATAGCCATTAGAACCGCTTGGGTTGCGTTATTTATTGTTTTAGTGGTGTTGGCCTATGGTCATGGCTACAAAAGCGGTAAACACGCTCAATTAACGATGGATGCAGTTATGCAAATAGCTAAATCCAATTTCAAATGCACAATGGAAAACAAATGATAATCAAACAAAAAAATAGCGAATCCTCTCACTGGTATACCAAGACTGGTGAATCAGCGTATCAAGTAGAAGGCAAAACAGGTCTAAGAGCCACCACCTTGCGTGATGCTCGTAAGCTAGACCTTGTGCCTAGCGTAACCACTATCTTGGGTGTGGCAGCTAAACCAGCGCTAACCCATTGGTTGCAGACTCAGGTGTTGTTATCAGCTTTGACATTACCAAGAGAGCCAAATGAACCTGAAAGCAACTGGCTTGAGCGTGTAATGGCTGACTCAAAGGTTCAAGGCAAACAAGCAGCTGAACGCGGTACGGCTATTCACGGCATCATTGAAAGCTACTTTGAGCAAGTTTACTTACCTGAGTGGCCAGAATATGTGCGCAACATTGACAAAGCCCTTGCTGATGCGTTTGGTAATCAATTATGGCTATCAGAAAAGTCATTTGCGCATGAGTTAGGCTATGGTGGCAAGATTGACTTATCAGCCCAGAACTTAGTCGTGGACTTTAAGACCAAAGAAACCGCTTTGGATAAGGTTGAGCCATACCATGAACATGAGATGCAGCTGGCAGCGTATTGCGTGGGTCTTGGCTACAAGCTTGAAGAATGCAGAGCAGCAATTGTATTTGTCAATGGCACTACCAATGAGGTAAAGTTATGCGAAATACCCCCTGATTCCCTGAAGTCGGCATGGGAATGCTTTACTCATCTTTTAGCGTTTTACAAGCTAAAGAACAATATTTAAAGCGTGGTTAAGCCGTCAAACAAGGATGCAACAATCCAACGGTTTTACGGCTTTCTCGTTGGTTGCTAGTAGTTGCCAAATTGTCACGCCCCAAATGCCTTGTAGCTCAGTTGGTAGAGCAACGGACTGTTAATCCGTGGGTCGCTGGTTCAAGCCCAGCCGAGGCAGCCACTGTTGTAAAAAAACAACACCATATTAGGACTTTCCCTAATTTTGTAAATATTTCTTGCATTACTGTTTAAGTTGGCTTAATCTGTCGTTACTGCAACATCGCAGTGAGTAAATAGGAGAAGCAAAATGAATGTAATTGAAATCTACAAACAAGAAGCAAGATACAACCCTAGAATCCGCGCTACAGTTGGTGGTGCTTGGATGGCCGTTTGCGATAACGGTGATGAGTTCCCAGTTTGCCGTGACTATGAAGCTAAGTCTGAAGCTGAAGTTCGTGCAATTCTTAACTCAAACAAATAAGGGGTAAATCATGCAAGCACTAGATATTAAATTAACAAATGTAGATAAGTTGGGTTTGTTGATGGCCCAGATTGCTGAGTTGCAAGAACAAGCTGAAGCAATCAAAGATGAAATCAAAAACGCTGGCGAAGGCCACATTGAAGGCAATTTGTACAAAGCCTGTGTTAGCTTGTCACAACGCAAAGTTGTTGATAACAAAGCTGTGTTTGAACAAGCCAATGTTCCACAAAGCTTGATTGATGCCAACACAAAAACTACCGCAGTTATCACTCTTAAAGTTACAGCGAGGAACTAATTATGGACCAAAAAGAAATTGTTTTAAACCACCTTAAAAAAAGTAAATCAATCACTAGCTGGGATGCTATTCAAAAGTATGGCATTACACGCTTGGCAGATGTAATTTTTAGATTGAAAAATAGTTATAACATTGTGACTATTATTGAAAAAGCAGAAGGCAAGCGTTGGGCCAAATACATTTACAGGGGTCAAAAATGATGAAATTAGATAACATCAATTGGAAATACACTCCAGCAGCCAAGACCAACATTGCAGAAACATTGCGTAGACTTGGCTTTGAACCGCCTAGTGAAGATTTACGGTATCAAGAAAAGTGGTCAAGATACCGCAACGCTTCAACAATCAATGAAATCAAACAAGGGGGTTTCTGATGAACGAAGAACTATTAAAAAGCTATTGGTCACAGGTAAACGATATTGAGCAATTAAACTGTAAATTGAACAATTGCCAATCTATTATTGTTTTATGTGCAGAAAGAACGCTTGGTGAGGAATCAGGAGCATTGTGGGCT